TACGATCCAACAACGGGGTTTTTATCTTGAATGCTCCATTGTCCGGCTAAATTGTCGTAATGATTTTTTTGCATTAGAAGATAATTTTCTGCACTTTTTTCCATTTTTATTCTTTATAATTATCCAAGAAATAATTCAAATCTTCCGGAGTGCCAATGCCCCACATGCCTTGAATATTCTTAACACGAATTTTCTTATTATCACCTATTGCTTCATTGAATACTGGACAGGTGTAGAATTCACCATTTGTGCGAATATCTTTGGAAATCATTTGTTCTGCATATTTGACATAATCAGAACCCTGACGCCAGTAGTAGATACCAACTGTTGCTTCATCAGAGATAACCTTCTTCTCTGCAACTTCCGAGACAAAACCATCTCCGTTCAACTTCGCATACGACCATTTCGGATGTGTTGCTTTGAATGTTAGAATACCACCATCAATCGAATCGGCACAGAAAGCATACATGCATTCATTCGAGTTCCATTCGACAAACTGGTCTGAGTTAGCCATAACGAGAGGTGCATCATTGTCGATAAACTCTTTGGCTAGAAGTGTGGTACAAGCAGCACCTTCAGTGATACCATCAACTTGAACAATCTTGCAATTAGGTGCAATTAGGTTCAACATATACTTGAGATTGTATTTGTCGTAGTGTTCCTTTTGAACCAAGAAAATGTAGTTTGCTTCAATATTCAAGTTCTCAACAACCACTTGAATCATTGGCTTACCACGGACTTCAATAAGAGGTTTTGGAAATGTATAACCAGCTTGAGCAAAACGAGATCCAGCGCCGGCCATGGGAATCAAAACATTCAGCTTAGAATCTCGCCATGGTAGAGATTTCCTACCTGTTCCTTCAATCGTATTCATCAAATCATAAATCCTTTGCAACATAAATTCAGAATTAACTTCTTTAGCATTCTCGACGGCTAACAGGTGTGCGCCAGAATCTAAAGCACCTTGACGTCCAATATGACTATCTTCAACGATAATTGTACTTTTAGGAAGTACATTCAATGCAGTCATACATTTCCAGTACATTTCTGGATATGGTTTTGTTCTTACTACATCTTCATTTGAAACAAAGTAATCAACCTCATCCATCACACCAATACTTAGTAGGGCAAGTTTTACTGTTTCACGAATAGAATTTGATGCAACAGCAATCTTATAACCACGAGATTTGATCTTGCGAAATATTGTTTGAATGTAATATTCTTTCTTGAATCCCCGAATTAAGTTGAAGGTCGATGTTTGCTTGTCCGACCAAATTTGATTGTAGAATTTAGGATCAAGTCCCTTACGCTCAGTGAGCATGGTTAATTTTCGAGTTGTATTCAATCCATCATAAAGGCTTAGATGTTCTTCTCTTGAGATAACATACTTTTCATCAACCTTTTTAAGTGCAGCATTGAGCGCATCATAATGTAGTTCACGAGATTCAATGAGTACACCATCAAGATCAAAAATTATCAATTTATTCATGTTTGTTAAACTTTCTTAAAATGGAACGAACATCTTCCTCGGGTGCATCGCGTGGCATTGGGTGAAGTTCAAACAAATCTGGATCATTGAAATAAGACATTAGCAGTAAACCTTGATCATCATCAACGAGATTCATTGCAATCAGATTATTTAGATTGTTATGCATCAATTCTCTGAGTTCACTCCACCTTTGTTCCTGTGCAACAAATACCCCACCAATGATGTAAACAATATTATTAAGAACTGCAAGTTTAATGTCTTGTGTTGCAACCTTATGATTAGGTGTTCGATAGTTGAAGTAGTGTATTTTACCTGGAGTAAAATCGTAGTTCCACTCCTTAGATGTAGGAACATGGTCTTCATCCCGACAGTAACCAAAATCTACCCATGAAGCCCATTCATTAGTAATCAGTCCTTTGTCATATGCATCCGAGACAAAGAATGCTTTGAGTGAAGTTACACCAACATAATCTTTCGACCAGTATTCGGGATTTCTTACTTGATAAGGATTGATCTTCTTCGTGAAATCTGGATTGGTCTGCACTGCACCAATTCTGTCCCTCAAATCTTTGTGTATGTTGAAGTAGTCATACTCAACAACTTTAATTTTATTTGAGATTTCACGAAGCCGGGGTGCAATATCGGAAGATGTGTATACAACAATTTCATTATTGATTTCACACATTCGTTTGAAGTGGTCGATGTACTTATCTACTGAACGTTGTAGATAGTGTGGAAGTGGTCCGCCATTTTTCTCTGTGTTTGTTGACCAATCACCTCGGCCAATGTCAAAGAAAGCGGTGACGATTGATATTTTGCTCATTTCAAATTCCCATATTTATTAAATTACGAAGTTTACTGCTTACTCAATGTGTATTTAGGCGATGTGCCAGTATTGGTGTCCTTGGTGATGTTTATTCCATATTTGTCTGAAAAATATTCCATCCATTCAGGAACTCGGTCATATTGATGCACAATAATAAAAGGATCCCCGGTCGAATTAACAATTTGTCCATTTCTAAAGTAAGGTCGTTCTTCCAATAAATAAGGACCAAGTTTTTCGATGAGGTCTGGTTTATTCGTTACATGTGCATTGAGTGCCCATGCATCCTTCAAACGTGTTTGTATTGCAGAACTTTTCCATTTACGGGAATTGACCAGGATGTTATATGCGGCCTGATCTGCAACCCAATCAGGGCGATTAGAAGAATAATGAAAGAGGTCGAAACAAAGCATTTGAATTGCCTTCGATTTTCCCGCTAAGATACCGACATTACAAACGTCGGCTTCCTTAACTTCAGAATAGAAATACGGACCAAAATTCTTAATGATGTTGTTTTTATTCCATTCTTCATTTTTGATTGAAATGGACTCTGAAGAAACCAAGAGTGAATTGAATTCGCAGGGTAGTAATTTCTTTTTCAAATAGTCGGTTGGATTTTTCTGAAAGATCACATCACGCACATCAGTAGAAATTACATAACGATATTCATCTCCATGATCTTTTAGAAAATTATATATGTAAATAAACCTAAGCATATGTACCATCATTTTGTCATTTTTAGGAACACGAACTACCTTGACACCTTCTTCAACCAAACGAGAAATCAATTCATCGGAAGTACCAATAGCAATTAGAACTGTATCGCCTTTAAAACCGGTATCTTTGATTGACTGCACCCAAGGCTTGAGTACATCATAATCCGTGTAATTGGTGAATGCACCAATAATTAAGTCTTTCTCCATGGGAACTCTCCATTCATTTTTTGCGCCATGCGCTCATTACCAATTTTAAAAAATTCACCTTGAACCGAATCAGCACGAGATGCTACTCTATAGTTTAACGTATACTCACCATTGGTGTCAACCTTATTCTCAGGTATTTGTTGCAATAATACCGAAGTTAACAGACGATCAACCTCAGGTTGTTCTTGTGGGTGTCTTGCTCGGCGATACCAGCCAGGTGAAAAACGAAGTGCAAGAAGTTTTGGAATCATAAAACAACCAACATCAACAAACTTATCATTGATGATTGAAGTCCATTTACCTAGAGATTCACAATCATCATTACAGACATATTCACCATCTTGATTTACAATCTTGCGGAGAGAATATGCCCAAATATTTCCTTGATTGATAACGTCAACTAGAGATTCGATATGATTCGAATCATACCAATTGTCTTCATCAAGGAAACAAAGTAATTCACCTTGTGCAACATATGTCATTGCACCGTAAATTCTATGACCATTATACTGGTCTTTTCCTGTTGCATATGGGAGTGTGATGACATCCGAACGAGTAGAGCCTTCGAGTATTTCTAGGGCTTTACTTTCGTGTTCTTTGCCGTCGATTACAACAAGGTGTTGAATATTGGCATATGTCTGTTCTTCGACAGAGAGAACTGCATCATATAATTGTTTACTTCCTGTGGTGGGAGTAATTACTGTCACTAGGGGTTTCATAATTTATTTTTTATTCCTTGCAGATAATGCTAAAAGAAAACTAGTATCATCCAAATCTAATGTAGTTTTTTTTAATGAACCGTTGACAGCTTGAATGGCCGTAGTAAATCTATAGTTGTAAATTGGAATACTTCCACCTCTTTTAATACGAATTCTTAATTTCAACTGTAATTTAAATTCATCTGTACCTAACTTTGCGATATCTTTACCCATATGATAAAGACCCAATCCTCCGATTTGAATGTAGTAAGTTTTCTTAGAATTATAATAATTTGCAACTGCTGTTCTAGGAATATTTACAAAAACATCTTTAAAATTTTTGTAATCGTGATCCACATCTTCCTTTTTATAATGATTGGTTGGTACAGTATATTTTCTCGGAGGTCCTTTTGGTCCCCATTCTTTGTTTACAATATCAACTACACCGATTGCAGTTAAAAACTCTCTCATTTGCTCTGCTGATGCCGTTTTTGCACCACCTAATAACCATTCTTTTTTTTCAGCGTTATAATCTAAAGAACCTTGACCAAAGTCCACCTTTAAATCCAATTTAACTTCAATTTTATTATCATTATTCTGATAGGTTAACATTGCATCTGGAGCATTTGCATCTGCACCAGCGGGAACAAAACTGCTTTTTTGAAGTTTGTATTTTTTGAGATTTTTGTTTATTGTGCCTTCGTAAAGAAAACCTTTATTATCAGAAGTGGCCATGTTTATTCCTAAATGAAAATATTTAGGCTTGCATCACACTTTAAATCCTCCAAAGTTTGGCTTACTTCCCTTATTAAACTTCTCGCGCATCAGGTTATTCCCCGGAGGAGGTGGTTGTTTATTACCAGCATCGGCTAGACCTAATTGTGCATCCTGTTCAACATCATACAGTTTCATCTTAGACCTGTCAATTCCAAGAACAAACCTTTTGTGCATTGTCGGATCGGCATAACGGTTCTTCAATTGCTTCACCATAATTTGACCAAGAGCTTCAAGTTCTTCTGACGAAATGAGTGCAAACATCAAATCTGCTGTTGCCGGCAAACCAAAACTTTCACTTGTATCTTCGAGGCCTGGGTCGGAAGAAGTAAAACCTGATCTTGTTGTTTGTGTCGCAGATACAATTGGTACTCCGAACTCAACGGCAAGACCTCGCAATTCTTCTGCGATAGATTTGACATAAGTGTAAGAGTTGATGTTTGCTCCGGCTTTGATTCGGGAAGAACAACAAATATTAAGATAATCAATAAAAATGATATCAGGAACAAAGTTCTTTTTTAGATTAAGCTCATTCAGTAAGGTTCGAAAGTGTGTGACAGATGCGGATGCTGTTGGGTATTCTTTGATGATTAGTTTACCGGTTGTCTTCTCTTTGATACGTGCTACTTTACGTTCGTACACATCTTTCGGTAAGTCGATTAGATCATCAAGTGCAACATTCAATAAGTTTGCATCAATACGTTCTGCAATCCTTTCTTCGGCCATCTCCATCGTAATATAAAGTACATTCTTACCTTGTGTCATTGCACCGGCTGCAACGTGACACATGAACAGAGATTTACCAACACCAGTTCCCGCAAGTGCAATGTTAAGTGTCTTACGAGGCAATCCACCTTTAGTAATCTTATTCAGATAGTCGAGGTCAAACGGAATTCGTTCTTCTGTTCTGTGATAGAACTCATACCGATCCATAGTATCTTCGAGATAATCGTGGCCGACAGAATTATCGAAACTAATTGCAAGTGCATCAGACAAGATTTTTGGAATTGAACCCTTGTCGTTTACTTTATCTTTACCATCGAGAATTTGAATTGATGACAACACAGCATTATATACGGCTTTCTCTTGACAAAACTTCTCAGTCTTATCAAGTAGCCATTTTGTATCGGTGTGTGTTGTGTCTTTGATTGCAACATTCACTTCTTTCAGATACTCATCACAATGGTCGAGTTCATCTGAAGTGAGGTGCTTCCGCTCTTTGAGTGCTAATGAAATAGCCTCAGTTGAAGGTGTACTGTTGTAGACCGTAGAGAAATCAATAATCTCTTTGAAAATTGATTTCTCTGTTCTATCCGAAAAATAATCATCCAAAAGGAAGGGCAAAACCTTCCTCATGTAGTCATCACTCTGTATCAGATTCCTCAGAATAGTCTGTTCCAGTCTCATCAATTATTCCTTTATCCATGTTTTGCGACATAATACCAACCAAAATGTCACCAATAAAATTTTTGAACGTCATGTCTTTTTCAAGAACATCTTTCTCTAGAGGTGTCTCTAGTACATTATACACGAATTGTAGATAGATGGCACCATCTTCTCCGTCACTAAATTTTACTTTACCATACTGATAAACGGTATCTGAATAGAGACCTTTGAGAACTCTGAGGTTAATAGTAGTCTCTTTATCCGCAGGAATTACGAATTCGTAATCTACGCCTTCCTTATATTCATTCATCTATACCTCCTTCCATCTCTAATTGCATGATACTTCCGGAAGCAACGCGATACTTTTCCTCAACAAATTGTTGGAAAGACTTCTGTTTGAGGATTGGAATCCAGAAATCTTTGGTGTCAGTATCTTTTTCTCTGAATTTCTTTTCTTCTATTTCACCAGTTTCTTTGTCTACCTTTGAATACCAACCATTTGAAGGCTTGATAACGTGCCCAGACTCAAGGGCAATGTCAAGTAGGCCAGACCACTTACTAATGCCACCATTAAAAGATACAGTAACAGGTATTTTAGATTTTTCTTTGACATAACGAGATTTTTCCACATTAATAATGAAGTTATAACCAACAACTTCGGTACCTTCTTTTTCTTGTTGGCGACCGATGATAAAAATGTTATCGGCTGAATAGTAAGAACCTGTTCCACCACCAACAACGTCTTTTGAATAAAGTTCCATTGTTTTGTAAGTATGATTGACAACAACCATAGGAATGTCTTTCATTGAAAGGTGTGGTGTCACCATACGAAACAAAGATTTAATCTGCTTGGCGCGAGTCATGTCACCCACAGATTTACCTTCGAGCGCATCTTCAACTTCTTTCTTAGATGCAAGGTTACCAATTGAATCTATGATGATAATTAATTTATCGGAGCGATCTAATTCTTTGATTTGTTGCATAACATCAAACTTGAGTTGTTCAATGTCTGTGAGAGGAGTATGCAGCACCCTATTGGTATCAATACCAAATGAATCGAAATAAGATTGAGGAGTACCAAACTCTGAATCATAGAATAACAATGCAGATTCTGGATATTTGTCAAGATAAGACTTGGCCATCAAGAGTGAAAAAGCAGTCTTAAAATGTTTTGAGGGTCCCGCCCACATTGTAAGACCTGGTGTTAGACCACCATCCAGTTTACCGGAGAGTGCAACATTGATAATTGGAACTGATGTTGAAATCATGTCCTTGTCAGTAAAGAATTTAGACTTCGCCAGAATGGCAGATTCTTTAATAGAACTGTTCTTTTTAATTTTATCCAAAATGCTCATAATTTTCCTTGTATTTTTGTATTAATCGAATAGTGAGTTTGTCTTTTCTGTAGTCCAATTCATACAATCGAGAATTGTCTTAATTGGATCCAAAAAGGTCTTTTCAAATTGCATATCATAATCAATATAACCATTCAATGCAAATTCGGCTGGGAGCCTGCCGGGAAAAGAAATTACAGAATCTTTGAATGGATTAGGCTTCTTCAGATAGGCAAATTTAATCTTTTCACCATTTTGAATGAGTGCATATTTCTTTGTCAGACCTTTTTCTTCTATGAAGTTATTATATAGCAATGCACCCTTCACATGAATTGGTGTTCCCTTTGAATATATGGTAGTCTTGTTAGCATACTCTTTAATACCATTGATACCACGTGGAAACGAAATATCTTCAGGTGGCAACTTCTTAAATTCTGTACGGAAAGTGCCGATGAAGTTATGCATATCAGATTCAGTACCTGTCATCATAATTTTGATAGAATCTTTCATCTTCTGGCGAACAGGCGCAGGCGTAGAAGACTTAATCATTTCCATACCCATAACTTTAATTTGTGGTTCGTTGTATTGAACACCCTCATTATTGTATACGTTCATAATGTATCGCTTCTTTGCAGTCCAGATACCTTTATCTGCAAGTGCTTCACGCTTCATTTGCATCTTCTGTTCATACGCATGAACATATACAGCAAGTTCTTCATACACTCTATCAATGTATGGTTGAATCTTGTCTTCACAAACACGATCCATAAACTCAATCACTTTGTTTGGTGAAATTGACACTTTACCATTTACACCATAAACTTTTTGAACAAGTTCATTCAGTCTGAGATAAATCGAATCGGTATCTGATGCAATGATATAATCTACATCTGTCTTCAAGAGTTTGTTCATGTAATCGTTCATCTTGTTCTCAATCCAACGAATTGAGAGTTGACCTGCTAGTGTAACGGCAGCAGCCATACGAAGGTCGAAGAATCGGAAGTATTGTGAACCAAGAGCACCATATGCTGAATTCAGAGAAACCTTTTTCGCTAATTGTAGGTTATTGTAACGAGCAATCCGCTTTTCAATGTCATATTTCTTAGAATTATCTTTTTCGTTTTCATATTCCTTCTTTGCTTGAAGCATCAAATTCTTAAACTTCTTGCGGTCTTCATACATTTCTTCCATCATCTTAGGAAGGAAACCGCGAACATCAGTCCGGAAGAATTGACCATTTGGTGTAAGTGTTACATTCTCCAAAGAACTGGTATCAACAGACTGCTTCAACATACGTTCAACATCAACACCGGAAGAAAGAACCTGACGCATTGCATCGGTATACTTCTCGGGCTCAATCAGAGTCTCGGGTGAAATGTTAAATTGCATCATCAAATGTGGATACATTGAGTTTAAGTCAAACGATGCAACCCAATCGTGTTTACCAACTTGAACTTCTTTGACATATGCACCTTCAAACATTCCATCTTTGTGTTGAATCACACGAGGTGGCACAATGATGTTATCTTGGAGTAGTCGATTGTAAGTCAGAGCGTCCCACATGCGAGTCTGTGCAAATACATCATTGTAGTTTGTCTTGGTATCATACGCAAGAGTAAGTGCCAATTCTACGAGTTTCAACTTATCCTCGAATCGTACAATCAACTCAACGTCTTTGATGTTATATTCGATAAACTTTTGGAAATTAAGACGATAGAGTGAATGTAAGTTTTCATATTCATCATACGAGATTTTACCTTCACCAAGTTCGAATTGTGCAATCGCATCGAGGCGATAAGACTCTTGAGATTTACCATTAGGAGAATACCACTTGTAGAGTTCGAGATAATCAAGATCACCAACACCCATGAGGTCGTAAACAATTTGTTCACGACCCATAACGACAGTCTTACGCTCAGAAATGATATTCCACGGAGAGAGCTTTTTAACTTCATCATCACCGAGAATTTTGGTGATCCGATTAACCAAATATGGTACGTCAAAGAACTTGGTGTTCCAGCCAGTCAGAACATCTGGACATTTCTCATGCCAAAGTTTAAGAAAAAATTTCAGTAAGTGATATTCATCTTTACACTTCATATAACGTTCATTACCCTGAACCACATAGTCACCACAACCAAAAATGAACATACCACCACCAAGAAACTTCAAGGCAATAGCAGTAACTGGTTCTGTTGCTTTGTAGGGGTCTGGAAAACCATTCTCAGAACCAACCTCAATATCTATAACACCAATTGAAATTTTATCCTGATCCCAGTCAACCATACCCGTGTATTGCTCACCAATATACGCATATTCAAAACGTGAGTTTCCATAGAGCTTCTTTCCCGAAACACCATCAAAGAGTTTGGCGTAATCTCGTGCTTCCCGCATCGAATCAAACTTGTGTTCACGAAGATAAGTTCCATCCAATGATTTGAAATCTGTTACTTCTTTTGCATGTTCGAAGAAAGAGGGTTTGTAAGGAATTTTAGCTTTAACTCGATTACCATCAATAACACCCCGAAAAAGAATGTTGTTACCTACTGTTTGAACATTGGTATAAAAATGTGTCATTAACCTGTAATAATTTGTTTTGAGGGAGTGATAATACCAGAACCAAACATTTGCTTATAGTTGTGTGTAATGCTCTCATCTGGATTGTAACTGTAAACAACATGAATCGGTTCAATCATCACGCTTTCATTTTGAATAGAGAAAGTGGGAAAAGGAGTGAAACCTAGGCCGGGTTGTCCACCTGCAATCTGTGGAGGAGTCATACGTAATTGTACAGCATTTTTGAGTGAAAGTCGACCATCTTGAAGGCGAATTGTATCAGCAATCACTTCTTCACCAGTTACCAATTTAATTCCCAAAATATTCATAATTATACCCCTGTGTTAAAAAAGAAGGTCTGAAATAACCTTCCGTTGAATTGATTGTCACCAAAACCTGGCATCATACTTCTATGGTAATATTCTCCGCGATAAATTACCAATCTATTAAAAATGTTGGAAACCTGTATTATTGGTTCCCAATCATTCATATTATTTTCACCCGGATAATCACTTGCAGAATTATTCCGATTCAGTGTATGTATTTTAGATTCTTTGTTGCGGTAGATAGCTGTACCGGATTCCAATGGTGCTTCCGGTGTCAAATAAATCACACCTGCCCAGTGAGTTGTATCATAATGTATCCAAGTATTATCGGCACCGGTAGTATATTGAAATGATGTATTATATTGTTCAGGCCACCATGTTATCTTCACACCCAGCAAATATTCGAAAAGAGCCTTGGTTGCTTTATTATCAACACCCTTTGTAATATCTGTCCGCACACCCGGAAAGTTACCACTGATGTTAAAAGGTAAAGATAGTGCATATTCACGGACGGCCATAGGATTTTCATAAAAATCATCAAAAACCATTAGTGATGGGAGTTTTTTGATTTTTTCCATAACAATTCCTACATGTTTTTTTCGATAAATACCATAGTGTTTCCATGGTTTGAACGCTTATTATAGCAAATTATTATATGATTGTCAACATAATTTTTTGGTATGAATTAGAACGAACCGAAAGAATTAATGGTAATAATCATGTTACTAACAGCAAACCTCATTGTAACTGCTGCACCACCGAATGAAAAAATAAACAAGAATCGAGAGTATGTCTGTGTGAGGTGGACGGGTTCTCCAGATCCAAGCCAACGTAATCCAAGTGTATGTATAACATGGGAAATAAGAGAAAAACCTTTATTTAAAAGACTATGATTGATCCGTTCACAGCCTTTGCAATAGCACAAGGTGCTGTAAAAGGCATCAAAGCTGCGATTGCACTCGGAAAAGATGTAAAGAGTCTTTACAAAGAGTTTGGTTCGTTCTATCAATCGGCAGATGAAGTACATATTGCATCGTCAAAAATGCGAATTGGTAATATTGGAAAAACTGATGCTCAAATTAACAGACAATCACTTGAAATTGCAATGGCGTCAAAGGCGTTACGAGATAATGAAAGAGAATTGAAAGATATGCTATATTGGAGTGGTAACGACGATGTATGGAAAGAGATGATGGCAGAACGAGTACGCATGATGAAGGAACGCAATGCTGCCGAACAAGCAATTGTAGACAAGAGACAAAAAGATAAAGAAGCAATGGCTCAGATGTTTATGAATGTATTATATTTCATAGCTGCAATGGCAATAATAATACCAATTATTCTAGGTACCTTTTATGTTATAACTAATAGGGGATTTTAATGTATAAACGATCAATTTCTATCTTTCTGATGCTAAGTTTATTGACAACACTTGCTCAATCAGAATTAAAATATGTTAATAAAAAATTTGTATGTGATGATACATCAGTATTGATGGATGAATTAGTGAATGGTGAATATAACGAAAAACCTATATGGAGGGGAATTGATTCTGAAACAAAAACAATTTACGGTGTTCTAATGAATTCTAAAACTGGCACATGGACTATAATTCAATTCGATGGTAAAATGACTTGCGTACTTGGTGTGGGTGAAGAAGCCAAATTATTAACACCCGGATCCAAGAATGTCAAGCAACATTAAACCATCAATTGCAATTTTCTATCATTCAACGTAACATTGGGATAATCGGATGCCATCCTGAAAGTTTACAATATTGGTACGAAAAACCCTGGCAATATATCAATAAGCATTGGCATAAGGGTGAACATCACAAACTATTGTTGGAGTTTGTCGATGAATTGATGATGAGTCAATAAATGGTGCCTTGGGAGAGAATTGAACTCCCACTCCGTCCATTATGAGTAGACCGCTTTACCATTAAGCTACCAAGGCAATAAAATTGGTGCGAGAGGCGGGATTCGAACCCGCAAGCCTTGCGGCGAGGGATTTTAAGTCCCTTGTGTATACCATTCCACCACACTCGCAATTAACATTCTATATCAACGTGTGTTCCTTTATCTAAGTTTAGCCGTATGGCCCTTTGAACACGAGATTCTTCAATTCTATCCAATCCCTTTTTTTCAAGTATGTGTTGATATTCTTTTATTTTATGTTGAACAGCATTATGCATTGCAAGATTGTATGCAAGCATATGTTCATTGATTCTTTGTGTCTTCATTTTTAACCGCATTTAAACCTTTCTTCAGTG